GACAGGTGAAGCAAATAATAACTGGAAAGGCGGAAAGACCGGCACTAACCAGCAGAAGAGAAATGATCCAAGATTAAAAGAATGGCGAAATGCTGTTTTTATTCGAGATAACTATACATGCCAAGATTGTGGAGCAGTAGGTTATTTACAGGCACATCACATTGTACCGCTTAGTGTTGATTTCGAAAAAGCTTTCGATATAGATAACGGTAAAACTGTGTGTGTGAATTGTCACGAAAAGATACACGGTAAGTTTATAGGTAAATTTAAACAGAAATCTTAATATTAAAATCCGGTTATTAGAAGCTAATCGGCATATAAAAAAATACTGCTTCAATTATAAATTTTTAATTATATGAGTAAGAAACAGGGGGTCCTATCGCTTTCAGGAGGTATGGACAGTAGCACGCTATTGCTACATCTGTTAGCAGAGGGTTATGAAGTAACCGCATTATCGTTCGACTATGGTCAAAAACATAGAGTGGAATTAGAACGAGCACAATCGTTAGTACAGTACATTAATGGTCAGAGGTATAAATCAGATTATCCTAGAAATTATTCGGCTGTAACACACCAAATTATTAAACTAGACGGTCTAGCTCAATTACTAAATTCAGCTTTAGTAACAGGTGGTAAAGATGTACCTGAAGGACATTATGAAGAGGAGAATCAACGTCAGACTGTGGTACCAAACCGAAACAAGATCTTCAGTTCTCTAATTCAAGCAGTAGCTCTATCACTAGCTACCGTAGGTGAAAAACATGAGGTAAAGATTGCTTTAGGTATTCATGCCGGAGACTTTGGTGTATACCCAGATTGTAGACAAGAATTTAGAGATGCTGATATGGAAGCATTTAAGATTGGTAACTGGGATTCTGAATTAGTGTCTTTTTATACACCGTATCTAGAAGTAACCAAATATGAAATATTACAAGATGGTGAAATAGCATGTGAACAGCTAGGTTTAGATTTTGATGAAGTTTATAAACGTACTAATACGAGTTATAAACCAATCTACATCCCGTTACCTGAAAGTACATCTAGAGTAGAAGAAACACATAGAACTGTATTTGGTACATGGTATTCAGACTACAAATCAGCTTCTTCCGTGGAACGATTAATCGCGTTTGCAAAACTAGGCCGACCAGACCCGGTAGCTTATGCTGACGAAACAGGGCCTGTAGCTTACGAAGTAGCGAAAGCACATGCACTTAAAATAGAAGAAGATTATTATAGAGAGGTAAGCAGGTAACTTCTTCTCAGTAAAACTAAGGTAATTCAACAGGTGTATCATATTTATAATCACACAATACTATAAATATGGTACACTATGTTTACAAAATTACAAACAAGAAGAATGGTAGGTATTATATAGGTTCTAGATCTTCTCCTAATCCATGTTTTGATAACTATATGTCTTCTTCTAAAATACTAAAAAATCTTTATAAAATTGAAGGGCTTAGTAACTTTGAGAAGGTTGTATTACAGCAATTTGATACTCGGGAGGAAGCTAATGCTTATGAAGATAAGCTTATCAGTACAGCTTTTCAAAACGAACCTGATAATATCTATAATCTACGAAGGTCCGGTATTGGAAAACACACTAAGAACTCTTTTAATAGGAGAGTAGACCTCTGGGTAGATTACTATGAAGCAATAAGAACAGAGTATCAAAGTGGGGTAAGTGTAAGTAGCTTAGCTTCTAGATACTGTTGTGATAAAACTACTCTATATAAAATACTAGGGACCTTATTAGATGCAAAAAGATATAGAAGTAAAGCGTGGGAACACGAAGAAGAGATAGTACAACAGTACCTACAGGGTTTTTCCAGAAAGTCCTTAGCTGAGAAGTATAAATGTGATATGTATACCTTAAAAAGTATATTAATAAAGCACAGTATTGAACTTAAAAGTTATTCTGAGCAGTATTTGATAGATAGACAGAGAGGTATTGAGAAAAAGACTACAGAGAAGGTACTTGATTTAGAGAAATTTAAAGAACTATATTATGATAAAGGTTACACCCTGGTTCAGATAGCAAAGTTCTTTAACATTCATAAAAATACTATCTCTAAACTTGCTTTAAAGAATAATATGATACTTAAACCTATAGGTTACCACAGCAAAGTTAAGAAACACCCGGCTTGGAACTATGTAGAAGAAATCCAGAAATACGCACAGACTACAACTAAAGCATATCTTCTAGAGAAATACGGTATAAAAGACCGTTTAACTTTAAATAGAATCTTAAAAGCAAAATAATTAAATTTATGTTAATATCACACGAAATTCCCAAACAACTATTTCCATATGAAGGGTTGGTAAATGATTACCCCTACGTACTAGGACATCTACTAAAGAAAGATCCGGAGTATGCTGCTTTCTATAAAGAGAAATTAAAATCTGCCCCTTATTCTATTCTAGATAATTCTGCTTTTGAATTAGGAGAATCTATTCCAATGAAGGAATTGTATGAATTAGGTAAGGAGTATAGCCCAACACATTTAGTACTACCTGATAAAGTTAATGATTACCACGTTACTCTAAGTAATGCTGCATCATATCTTGGAACTTATAGAGAAGATGATCAGCAGTATATCGGAGTATGTCAAGGAGAGACTTTTGATCAGATCTTTGACTGTATTGAATTTTATACACAGAACAAAGTAGACATTATTGCACTACCTTTTGATTTAGTACCTGATTCTGATCACGTAACAGTGAGGTATAGGTTTTTAGACTGGATGCTACATGAAAAAAATATACCGCTAGGAATAAAGATACACCTACTTGGCTGTCAAAATCCGGTCGAATTTCAATTATTTAAGACTCCTGGAGTAGTTAAGAGTTTAATTCACTCCTTAGATACAAGTTCTCCGGTGGTAAACGGGTGGGTAGGTAATGAATTAGGTCCACACGGTCTAACTAAACCAAAACCTAAAGCTAAACTAGCCGATAACCTAGATATTACATTAACACAGGATCAAATAGATCTTATTACTAAAAATGTTAAAACCTTCCGTAGCTATTTAGGAAAATAGACTATTTATAACAGTAAAAGGCTGCGGCAACAGTACCAAGATATTAGGCTCAAGGTTTGTGAGGTATTGCCGTACTTTACATTTACCAAGAGCCTTTTTTATTTACTATAATGAATTATCAAAAGATCTACGATCAAATTATCGAAAGAGCTAGGAGTGAAGTTAGAAAAAAGAAAAGTACAGTTTACTACGAAGCGCATCATATACTACCAAGGTGTTTAGGGGGAGAAGGATTAACAATACAGTGGAAAACACACCCTAATATTGTACTATTAACAGCAAGAGAGCATTTCCTATGTCACTGGCTACTAGTTAGGCTTCACTCAGAAAATGCAAAACTTATATATGCTTTGTGGATAATGTGTAATACAGGAAGTGGAACTAACTATAGGAGGTATACACCCTCGAGGAGGGCTTACGAGGAGTCAAAAAACTTACATTCTAAAGAATTAAAAAAGAAACCTGTATGGAATATGGGGAAGCTACCTTCCAAAAAAGGAATTTCCCAGACTAGAGAACATATTGAAAAAAGAATCAAAGCTCATAAAGGTACTACTCGGACAGAAGAAGCCAAATCTAAAATGTCCGAAGCACGAAAAGGAAAAATTCCCTGGAATAAAGGATTACATCGCTCTGAAGAGCAAAACCGTAATTATAAAAAACCTGTTCGTCATAAAGAAACAGGAGTTACGTACTCTTCGATCAATGAAGCATCGCTAGCTTTTAAATGTACAGGTCAGACTATTTCAAATAGGTTAAAGAAGGGTATTTTTGAATATACCTGAAGTACAAAGTTGGAGATCTAAAAATAATTACGTATCTTAATAAAAATAATAGTATATGACAACACACACTATGAGTGATTACGCAGCTAGATCACTTGGCTCTCAGAACTCCTATGCTGTATACACAGATAAATTTGATCCGTCTCAATTAAATCCAATGCCTAGATCTGCCGCAAGAGGAGACTACGGTATAACAGGTAAGGAATTTGTAGGAGTAGATACCTGGCACTGTCACGAGGCTACTTTCCTATTAGAGAGTGGATTACCGCTAGCAGGTACTCTAAAAGTAATCTGTCCACCAGATTCAGAGTTTATGGTGGAATCGAAGTCTTTTAAGTTATACCTCAACACATTCGATATGTGTAAAATGGGTAAAACTATAGACGAAGCTATTACTAACTACGAACAGCAAGTTAAGACTGATGTTAGTGCGTGTATTGGTGCAAATGTGGATGTAAAGTTCTTTAGATCAGGAGATGATAAGCTCTTTAGCGGTAATCCCGGTAAGGAGTATCTAGACCTCTACAGTTCTATCAAGACTGATAAGTTAGAATCTATTCAAATAACAGACTACAGTTCGAGTGAATTTTATAATGTAGTAGACGATTCAACAGCTACAAGTCAAGAAGCTTACTACTTTACAAATGTGTTAAGATCAAGATGTAGACACACCAAGCAAAAAGATACTGGAACTGCTTACTTCTACATTAAAACTAAAAGAGGTACTGTTAATCCGGTAGAATTGTTGAAACTAGTAGTATCCCTAAGAGAGGTAAATGAATTCCATGAGTTTTGTGCCGAAAAGCTTTATATCGAACTAATGAGTAATCCTTCGATTGAAGAATGTAGCGTAATGCTACTATATGCTAGAAGAGGTTCTCTAGATATATGTCCAGTTAGAGCTACTAGACCGGCATTAATATCCCCGGTTATTAAGTCACCGTACTACTACACAGTAAAAACAATGGGGCAATAATATGAAGCAATTAAATTGGATAGTCTACGTGTCACAATCTGGAGGAGAAGTATTTGATTTATGCCGTAATCTAGGTATACTCCCTAAGATGCTTGTTACAAATAATATTAAGAAGTTAAGAACAGATGCAACAAAGTACTTATACACTAATGGATGTAATATAAAGACAGTACCTTTTAATCCTCAAATCTCTGATTATCTCCAAGAGGATATCCTAAGTAGTAACATAATAACGTTACATGGATATCTACGCATCTTACCCGCCGAATTAATAAATAGCTATAGTCCTAGGGTGATCTATAACGGTCATCCAGCTCCAATCGGACTTAAAGAATATCCAGAATTAAAAGGGAAAGACCCTGTAGAAAGACTCTGGAAAGATAGAGAAAAGTACGGAATTATAGGAACAGTCATACACGAGGTAACTGAAGGAGTAGATGAAGGTAACATAGTGTGTCATAATATTGAGACTAATACAGGGATAGAGTCTAAAGAGTGCATGTACCTTAAAACTAGAGAACTATCATTACAACTTTGGATTAAATTCTTTAAAGACCAGCTACTAAAGTTGGATAGTTCAAATTAATTCCTTATCTTTATAATATATGAATATACTAATTGGATCCCACGGTACGGGAAAAAGTACACTACTAAAAGCAGTCCAAGAGAAGTATCCGGATTACTACGTAACAGATGGATTCTCAAGACCTGTCTTTAAGATTAGCAAGATGTTAGACTTCTCTGAACACGAGAAGCAAATAGTAATTAATGAACTAACGATGTGGGGATATCAAAACTACCTATCACATAAAAACGTTATATCTACTCGTAGTATCATCGACTGTATAATCTATACAGGCATCTTACATCCAAAGATCGATACGTCAGAGATGTTAGAGTTGTTTGAAGCAACTAAAAACCAGGTAGAATATTTCTTTTATATTCCAATTGAATTTAGCTTTGTATATGATCCACAGAGATTAAATGAAGAGCTACAGAAGAAAGTTGATAGTCTATTTGTAGACTTTATTGAAGAGTATGTACCTAAGGAGCAGTTAGTTGTTATAACAGGTACTGTTGAAGAAAGATTAGAAACTATATCACAATACTTATAAATACATACCATGGAAG